CCTCTGCGCTGTCACCCAAGGAGCGCACGGCCCTGATGGAGATGCTTCGCAAGATGGCTGAGTCGGCTCCGGATGACACGACGACGTGAACGCACCGACCAAGTCCGCCTACCTGAATGCCATAGCGCAGCTTGAGGCCGAGGCGCTCAAGTACGACTTCCACGCCTACGTTCTTGAGGCGTGGCAGGCGCTCGAGCCAGCGACCGTCTTCCGGGACAACTGGCACATCCACGCTATCTGCGAGCACCTCCAGGCGGTGGCGGAGCGGAAGATCACCCGCCTCATCATCAACATGCCGCCCCGCTTCCTCAAGTCCAACCTCGTGTCTGTGCTCTGGCATACGTGGGTGTGGACGCGCTTCCCTGAGCGCCGCTTCCTGACAGGAAGCTATGCCAAGGACTTGGCGACACGGGACGCGGTGGCTGCGCGCCGAGTGATGGAGACGCCGTGGTATCGCTCACGCTTCGGCTCCGTGTTCAGCTTCACCACGGACCAGAACGTCAAGACGCGCTATGAGAACGACAAGCGTGGCTACCGTGTCACGACCTCACCAGACTCCGCCTCGACGGGTGAGGGCGGCGACCACATCCTCATCGACGATCCTGTCAGCGCGAAGGAAGCCAACAGCGAGGTCGTGAGGAAGGCGGCCAACATGTGGTGGAAGGAGTCGATGTCCACCCGCTTCAACGACCCCAAGACTGGGACAGCGGTCCTCGTGATGCAGCGGCTCGCCATGGACGACATGACGGGCATGCTCCTCGAGGAAGGCGGCTGGGACCACCTCATCCTGCCCATGCGCTACGAGTCAGGCAACGCCAAGGTCACGTCGCTGGGCTTCCGCGACCCACGCACCGAGGAAGGCCAGCTGCTGTTCCCTGAGCGGTATGACGAGGTGTCCACGGCTCGCCTTGAGAAGGATCTCGGCACCTACGGCGCAGCCGGTCAGCTCCAGCAGCGCCCGTCTCCGCGTGGTGGCGCCATCTTCAAGCGTGAGGCGTTCAACTACTACATGGTCATGCCCACGGACTATGAGGAGCTGGTGCTGAGCGTGGACTGCTCGTTCAAGGACATGCAGGACAGCGATTACGTGGCGCTTCAGGTCTGGGCGCGCAGAGGCGCGGACAAGTTCCTGTTGTACCGCAAGCGTGAGCGCCTCAGCTTCACCAAGACCAAGCTCCTCATCGAGTCGGTCTACCCCAAGTTCAAGAAGGGCTGCGTGGCGGTGCTCATCGAGGACAAGGCCAACGGCCCAGCGGTGATCGACGCCCTGCGCAAGGACAACAAGATCCCCGGCGTGACACCCATCAACCCCGAGGGCGGCAAGGAGTCGCGCGCCTACGCCATGCAGCCTGAGCAGGAAGCCGGCAACATCTGGCTCCCGCACCCTGACATAGATCCTGACATCGAGACGTTCATCAACGAGGTCACGGTGTTCCCACGTGGCGCGAACGACGACGAGACCGACGCCATGACGCAGGCCATCAACTGGTACCGGATGCGTGGTGCCTCGATCGGCTTGTTCAACTACTACCGCAACGAATACAAGCGCCAGAAGGATGAGGCAGAGGAGCGGGCACGCGCAGCCGCTGAGGGCCGCGCAGCCGAGACCTCTGGAGCCTTGCCACCCAACAGCCTTGAGCGCGCCAAGGCGATCATGGGCATGAGACGATAGGAGCCACGATGGCAGAACAAGGTACGCCGGGGCGTGAGAATATGGGCACCAACATAGAGTTGAGTGTCACCGAGCGCGTCTCTGGCGCTGTCAGGATGCTGCTGACAGGCAAGGCACCCAAGGCGTGGTTCGGCCCGAATCAGCCCGTCCGCCCGGTCGCTCAGGAGGCGCGGGGCCGCGCGCTCGACTACCCGGTCGCGGTCAACTTGCGTCAATGGCCGCGCAACACGGAGAACATCAGCTTCGAGCACCTGCGGGGCTTGGCGGATGGGTGCGACATACTGCGCCTCGTGTTGGAGACGCGCAAGGATCAGGTGGAGGCGATCGACTGGGAGATCGTGAAGAAGGATGCGGACAGCTCGAGCGCCAAGGACAGCCGCGCCAAGGAGCTGACTGAGTTCTTCCTTCAGCCCAGCGCCGAGCACGACTGGTCGCAATGGCTGCGCGCCATCATGGAGGACGTTCTGGTCATGGACGCGGTCGCTGTCTTCCCACGCTACACGCGCGGCGGCGATCTCTACTCGCTCGACCTGTTGGACCCCGGCACCATCAAACGCGTCATCGACGACACGGGCCGGACCCCCATGCCGCCTGACCCTGCGTACCAACAGGTGCTCAAGGGCGTGCCCGCCGTGAACTACCACGCGGATGAGCTCTACTACTTCATGCGCAACCCGCGCACGCACAAGCTCTACGGCTACAGCCCGGTGGAGCAGGTGATTGTCACGGTGAACACCGCCATCAGGAAGGCGCTCCACCAGCTTCAGTACTACACCGAAGGCAACATCCCCGAGGCGCTGGCGGCGGTCCCGGAGTCGTGGACCACGGACCAGATCGCTGAGTTCCAGCTTTATTGGGACAGCCTCATGGTCGGCGACACGGCCAAGCGCCGACGCCTCACGTTCGTCCCCATCGACCCCACGAAGATGAAGGAGACGAAGCAGGTCGACCTGAAGGACCAGTACGACGAGTGGCTGGCGCGGGTGATCTGCTACGCCTTCTCTGTCAGCCCCTCGGCGCTGGTCAAGGACTCCAACAGGGCGACGGCTGAGACCGTGGCGGAGCAGGCGCGGATGGAAGGGCTCATCCCGCTGCTGCGCTTCCTCAAGGCGCGGATGGACCACATACTGCGCAAGTACATCGACGCCGGTGAGTACGAGTTCAGGTGGAAGCTCGAGGAGAAGATCGACGCCACCAGCCAAGCCACCGTGGACAAGACCTACGTGGAGATGAAGGTGCTCACGCCGGACGAGGTCCGCGAGGAGCGGTTCAACAAGCCCAAGCTCACGCCCGAGGAGAAGGAGGCGGCATGGCCCACGCCAGCACCGGAAGTCGGGCCGGACGGCGAGCCGATCCCCGGCGCTCCCGGTGCTCCGGGCGGTGGGAAGGTGCCCGGCAAGCCAGCAGCCTCGGCCAACGAGGCAGATCGAGACGCAAAGAACAAGGCAGAGGCTGCAGCTGCCTCTGACGAGCAGGCAGAAAAGGTCGCGAAGGCAATCCTCTCGAAGATGCCGGCACCGAAGATCGTAGTTGCCCCAACCATTAACGTGCCGCCGCAGCAAGCACCCCGAGTCGATGTGAACGTAGGCGATGTGGAGATCCACGCCGATCTGCGCGCCATCGACCACGACACAGCGGTCGTCTCCAAGACGGTCCGCGCCAGCCGCTCCGTGCCCGGCGACGTTCATGGCACTATCCTCACCAAGCAAGGAGAGTAACGATGCGCTTCAACCAACGCTTCACTCGGCGCGGTCCGGACCTGTTGGCTCATCTGGTCCGCCCGCAGATGGCTCTGCTCGTGCCCAACAACGGCGAGGGTGACATCGCCTCCGGGTTCATCGGCACCACGACGAACCTGACGGTCCCCATCCTCTGTCTGTACCAGTCGAACACGACACCAGCGGAGACCGACACCACCGCCACCTACACGGAAGCGACGTTCACGGGCTACAGCAACATCAGCCTCGCGTCCGGCTCGTGGTCCGTGGTGGAGGGTGCTCCGACCCGCGCCAGCTTCGCGCAACAGACGTTCACGTCCAGCGCAGGCTCGCAGAACCAGAGCATCTACGGCTACTTCCTGAAGCGGACCACCAACGGTCGCATCATGCTGGCCGAGCGGTTCACGGACGGTCCGTACACCATCGTCAACAACGGCGACCAGATCAAGATCACGCCGCAGGTCGACTTCGACTAACCCGCCACCACAACCCCACAACTCGAGGAGCTCACATGAGCGTGAAGAAAGCAGGCGTCTGGTGCGTGAACGAGCAGGACAAGCTCGGTCTCAGCGCCGAGGACCAAGTGTTCAACAAGGCGGGCACGCCGGACTTCAACGAGGACGGCACTCGCAAGATGGAGAAGACGTTCCACGAGGTCGACTCGGCGGGCCAGACGGTCGCCATCCACTTCCGTGGCACGTGGGAAGGTCTGCGCCGTGTCCCGGCGTCCGACATCCCCGCCGCTCGCATCCAGGGCGTCAGCAAGCAGCAGCTGGCGGACCTCGGCTACGAGACGTTCGATGACAGCGGCAAGCGCGTGGAGCCGAGCGCGCTGCTCAAGGTCGAGCGCCCGCGCGTCCAGGTCGTGTCGTCGTTCACCCCGGCGCAGTAACCATGCGCTGGCTTTTGGCGCTCGCGCTGACGCTGTTCGCACACAGCGCGCAGGGTGTCGCGCCGTCGTGTTGGCCCAAGATGGACCCACCGACGATCGTGGATCTCACCGGCGCTCCGCAGCTTGGAGAGGTCGTGTACT